ATGTTACCCGTTATACGGCTGCTGATCTTCCTACCCTGATGGAAAAGATCACTCGCAACAGTATTGGAATGGACGAGTACTTTGACCGTCTATTCAATCTTCATGAAACCACTTCAAATTATCCTCCATACAATCTTGTTCAGGTAAGTAACGTAGAATCACGTCTGGAAATTGCACTAGCTGGATTTAAAAATGAAGAAGTGAATGTGTACACGGAGTATGGAAAACTTTTTGTTGAAGGACAAAAGGAAGATAAAGAATCTGACACACGTTACGTCCATAAGGGATTGGCTCAACGATCTTTCAAAAGAGTATGGACACTCTCAGATGATACAGAAGTACGAGATGTCACCTTTGATAATGGATTACTGACAATTGTTCTTGGTAAGGTTATTCCAGAACATCATGCTCGTAAAGATTACCTCTAAATAGTTGCGCCAAATATCGTCGGCGCTGAGGGGTTCTTGACAAAGACCAAGAACCCCTCTATAATCTATAGTAAAACTACTTGAAAATATGATCAACGCAGATAGAGTTAAAGTTGTAGTTCTTGTAAATGGTGAACGTGTGATTGCCGATGTTCAGGAAGCAGTGCATAAAGATACTGGAGAACGTCAAGCTTGGGTATTTAATTTTCCATACAAAGTTACTTACGATCAACCACAACTTGATGGTACAGGTATTGTGCTTGATCCAGAAGTTAAAGTTCATTATGAACCTTGGTGTCCTCTGAGTGCAGATGTTCAGATGGCAATTAATACTTCTTTTGTTGCAACTATTCTTGAACCAGTTCCTAGCCTTCGAGATACATACATCGAGAATGTTCGTAAAATGGGCGGTGAAGTAGAATGAGCGTAAAGCTTTTGTTGTTGAAATCTGGTGAAGAAATCATTAGTGAAGTAAAGGAGATCTGTTCTCCTGAAAGTAATGATCCGATCGGTTTTCATTTACACAAACCATTTCGTCTAGATATTGTTTCTGATGTAGACGGTGGTATTATCTTTAATAGAGAAAAGGGATATCAATTGCACTGGTTCCCCTGGGCTCCTCTGAGTAAAGAGAGAGACTTTTTCCTTCCTGGTCATCATGTGCTAACTGCATATGATCCTTTGGATACAATTGCAGAGCAATATATTTCTGCAATCAAAGAGGATACCTACGAAGAAAACTTCAAGAAGCATGAAGCTATGCTTGCAGGTAAGGGTCTTAATGAATTGGATATGGAATCTATTTTTGAAGAAGCTGAAAAAATCTTACGAGAGGATGAAGAAAATGAAAACGATGTTAGTGATTCTGAGAACGGGAATGACCCTGATCTCCAAGGTGGAGCAACTGGATGAGGAACCAGCTTGCCATCTCTCCCAACCATATATGGTTCGAGATGACGGCACTCTAGCTCCTTGGCCAATCTGGTCAAATGATGACGAGATCTTGCTTTATTCCGAAACACTTGCTACAATAGTAGAACCAGCGGAGGAGATCCGCTTGAAGTATGAGCAAGTGACTAAATGAGTTTTTACACAAACGTTCAATTGGTCGGAGATGACCTTCTCTACCTTGGATATGAAGAGGGACCTGGCGGGTTGCTTGAGCGTATCCAAAGGAAGATGAAGTTCTCTCCGACTCTTTTTGTTGTTACTGATAAGCAGACCAAGCACAAGACCTTGGATGGTCGCTACGCCAAGCCTATCAAGTTCGAATCCGTTCGTGAAGCTCGTCAGTTCATAGATAGGTATCGGGAAGTACAGGGTTTTGAAGTCCATGGATATGACCGTTTCTTATATCAATTTGTCTCAGAGGAGTACCCAGGAGAAGTTGATTATAATCTTAAGGCTCTTAAGATTACGTCGCTTGATATTGAAGTTGCATGTGAAAATGGTTTTCCTAACGTGCAAGAGTGCGCTGAACCGCTTCTATCGATTACAGTCCAGGACTATACCTCCAAGAAGATTAAGGTATGGGGTACGAAACCCTATCAGACAGATCGCAAGGATGTTGAATATATTCTGTGTGACGGTGAAGAACATCTGCTCCGTTCTTTCTTATCTTATTGGTCAACTGCATTTCCAGATGTGCTCACGGGATGGAATGTGGAGCTGTATGATATCCCGTACATTTGTGGACGTTTGGAACGTCTGTTTGGGGAAAAGGAAATGAAGCAGATCTCCCCTTGGGGAATTGTTCACCGAGAGGAGATGGAAATCAAAGGAAGGAAGCAAATCATTTACAACATCTATGGTGTTAATGTTTTGGATTACCTTGATTTGTATAAAAAGTTCACATATACGAACCAAGAATCGTATAGATTGGATCATATAGCCTATGTAGAATTGGGACAGAACAAATTGGACCACAGTGAGTTTGAGAACTTCAAGGAGTTCTATACTCGTAACTGGCAAAAGTTCATCGACTACAACATCAAGGACGTGGAGCTTGTTCTTCGCCTTGAAGAAAAAATGAAACTCGTTGAACTTGCTATTGCTCTTGCATATGACGCTAAGGTAAACATGAAAGATGTGTACTTCCAGGTACGCATGTGGGATACCTTAATCTACAACTTTCTTCGCGATAAGAATATTGTTGTTCCTCCCTCTAAACGTAGCGATAAAAGCGAAAAGTACGCTGGAGCATATGTCAAAGAACCGATTCCTGGGCGTTATGATTGGGTGGTTAGTTTTGACCTTAATAGCCTGTATCCCCATCTTATTATGCAGTACAACATCTCGCCAGAGACACTTACCGAAAGGCGACATCCCACTGCGACTGTTGAAAGGATCCTAAACCAAGAGATTCAACCCGATCCAAAATATTGTCTCTGTGCAAATGGATCTCAGTATCGCAAAGACATTCATGGTTTTCTGCCAGAGATGATGCAGAAGATCTACGATGAACGTGTCCAGTCTAAAAAGCTAATGCTTATGGCAAAGCAAGAGTATGAAAAGAATCCATCTCAGGAATTGACCAAAGCAATTAGTAAATACAACAACATTCAGATGGCAAGGAAGATCCAGCTTAACTCTGCCTATGGTGCCATCGGAAATCAATACTTCCGTTATTACAATCTAGCAAATGCTGAGGCAATCACTCTTTCTGGTCAGGTATCTATCCGCTGGATTGAGAACAAGATGAATGCCTACCTAAACAAGATTCTCAAAACTGATGGAGTTGACTATGTTATTGCTTCTGATACTGATTCAATCTACCTTAATCTGGGTCCTCTGGTTGAGACTGTATACGAAGGAAGAGAGAAAGATGATGAGAGCATCGTGGGGTTCCTTGACAAGGTGTGTCAAATGGAACTTGAAAAATATATTGAAGATTCTTATTCGACCCTTGCGAGATATGTAAATGCATATGAGCAGAAGATGATGATGAAGCGAGAGAACATCGCTTCTAGTGGAATCTGGACTGCCAAAAAACGTTATATCCTAAACGTCTGGGATAGTGAGGGTGTTCGCTATAAAGAACCCAAGCTCAAGATGATGGGAATCGAAGCAGTAAAGTCTTCAACACCTGCTCCTTGCCGTCAGGCAATTAAGGAAGCCCTGACAATTATTATGTCGAAAACTGAAGATGACTTGATTGAATTCATAGATAACTTTAGGGATGAATTCAACTCATTACCACCCGAAGATATCGCATTTCCGAGGTCTGTAAATGGGCTCAGTAAGTTCAAATCGCACGGAACAGTGTATACAAAGGGAACCCCTATACATGTTCGTGGCACGCTGCTATACAATTTTTATGTTGCTCAAAAAAACCTAGAGTATAAGTATCCATTAATTCAGGAAGGTGAAAAGATTAAGTTTCTTTATCTTCGCCGCCCAAATAAAATTAATGAAAATGTTATCTCTTTTCTCAATACGTTCCCCACAGAACTTGAGCTGGAGAATAGCATAGATCGTGATGCTCAATTCCAAAAAGCATTTGTCGATCCTTTACAAATCATCCTAGACGTGATAGGATGGAAGACGGAAAAAGTAACTAACCTTGAATTTTTATTCTCATGAATTTTTTGCAAGAAGTAGTCAAAGATATCGGTAATGAATATGCGGGACTCATTAGCGAAGGAGGTATCGGTGACATCGAATCGTTTATTGATAGCGGTTCTTATATTTTTAACGCTCTGGTTAGCGGCTCTATCTTCGGTGGTGTACCATCAAACAAGATCACAGCCATCGCGGGTGAGTCGTCTACTGGTAAAACCTTTTTCTGCCTCGGGGTGGTACAGCACTACCTGGCGGCGAACCCTGACGCTGGAGTAGTTTATTTTGAATCTGAATCTGCCATCAGCAAAGAGATGATTCTCTCGCGTGGTATTGATGGAGATCGAATGATTCTGGTTCCTGTTACTACAGTGCAGGAGTTTCGTACACAAGCTATCAAGATCCTAGATAAGTATCTTGAGCAAAAGAAAGAAGATCGCAAACCCATGATGTTTGTACTTGATAGTCTTGGTATGCTTTCCACTAGTAAAGAGATGGAAGACTCTGCTGCTGGAAAAGATACCAGAGATATGACCCGTGCTCAAGTGGTAAAAGCAATCTTTAGGATCCTTACTCTCAAGCTTGGTAAAGCGGGAGTTCCTATGCTGGTAACTAACCACACCTATGATGTTGTTGGTGCTTATGTTCCCACCAAAGAAATGGGTGGTGGAAGTGGTCTGAAGTATGCAGCTAGCACTATCATCTATCTCAGCAAGTCAAAGGAGAAAGATGGTAAAGAAGTCATCGGTAATATCATTAAGGCAACTACTGCAAAGTCTCGTCTGACGAAAGAGAATGCAAAGGTAGAAACAAGGTTGTACTATGATGCAAGGGGACTGGATCGCTATTACGGACTACTGGAATTGGGTGAGAAGTACGGAGTATTCGAACGCAAAGGCAATAGGGTCGTTGTTGGGGAATCTTCCGTTTATCCTTCTGCTATTCTTGCTGATCCCGAAAAATACTTCACCGAAGAAGTGATGGAGAAGCTTGATTGGGCAGCAGGGCAAGAGTTTAAATATGGAACTGAATCATGAAGTCTGATTTGTTTTCTGCACCATTTAGAAAGTATCACATAGATCTAACTGAAGAAGTAAAGCAAAACATTTTAGGGTTCTATCAGTCCAATAAATTTCAAGTTCCCTCTCCATTCATTTACTACGATGATTACATCCAAGAACTTCTTGGAATCTATGTGGAGACTCTGGATGAATTCCGAGATGAGGTCTATCCAATCGGATCTATCACCATCACATCTGCCGCCCTGGTTGTGCTAAAATCAGGAGAGTCTCTTCCTAGGGACACCTACCTTCCAGGGCACTACAGTGCTGTACACTATTTGAAATATGACGAATCCAAACATCATGCAGATGTCTACTACCATCCAGCTTATAATGTGCTAAACTGTGTGAAACCAGAAACCATTACAAATGAGTTTGATTCTGTAAAGGGACTGTGGGTGAAGGAAGGAGATCTTGTAATCTATCCTTCCTACGTGGATACATCTTCTCCAATCAATACGTCTAAGGAGGAGAGATTTACTTTGATGTTTACTTTTGTGGTTACGCATGATGAGTACAGTAGAGAATCTGGTATTAAAGAATCTTCTGAATGATGAGGAGTATTTAAGAAAGACTCTACCATTTGTCAAGCCAGAATATTTTTCAAGCATGGAGGATAGATCTATCTTCCAGATGATCTTTGATTATTTTTCCAAGTACAACTCCATTCCATCTAAGGAAGCTATGGAGATTGAAGCTGGACACCTTGATAATATTTCTGACGATCAGCACAAAAAGATTGTTGAGTATATACAAGGTATTGATGATGAGAAATCGGAACTTGAATGGGCGCTCGACACCACGGAGAAGTGGTGTAAAGAGAGGGCAATTTACCTTGCGCTCATGGAGTCTATCCGAATTGCAGATGGCAAGGATGATAACAAGACTCCCGATGCTATTCCTAGTATTCTTAGTGACGCGCTGGGAGTATCTTTCGATAATCATATTGGTCATGACTACATCGAAGATTATAGTGAACGCTATGAAAGCTACCACAGGGTAGAGAGTAAGATCCCCTTTGATATTGAGATGCTAAACAAGATCACAAAGGGAGGTATTCCAAACAAGACTCTTAATATCGCTCTTGCTGGTACAGGTGTAGGTAAATCTCTGTTCATGTGTCACATGGCAGCTGCAACTCTTCTGCAAAATAAGAACGTTCTTTATGTTACCTTGGAGATGTCTGAAGAGAAGATTGCAGAACGTATTGATGCCAACCTTCTAAACGTTAACATTCAAGAACTGGCACAATTGCCTAAGATGATGTTTGAAAACAAGGTAAATAGTCTTGCTAAGAAAACTCAAGGTAAGTTAATTGTTAAAGAGTATCCTACTGCATCAGCACACGTTGGTCATTTCCGTGCTCTTCTTAATGATCTTGCTCTCAAGAAAGATTTCCGACCAGATATTATCTTTATTGATTACCTTAATATTTGCTCTTCCCAGCGTTTTAAGGGTTCTCTGGTCAACTCCTACACATTTGTCAAAGCTATCGCAGAAGAACTTAGAGGACTCGCCGTGGAGTTCAACGTTCCCATCGTATCAGCCACCCAAACTACTCGCTCTGGTTATGGTAGCTCTGATGTTGAACTTACTGATACTTCTGAATCCTTTGGGCTTCCTGCTACTGCCGATCTTATGTTTGCTCTTATTAGTACGGAAGACCTGGAACAGGTTGGACAGATTATGATCAAACAATTGAAGAATAGATATAACGATCCCACCATTAACAAAAGGTTTGTCGTAGGTATTGACAGAGCGAAGATGAGGCTGTATGATTGTGAACAGTCAGCACAAAAAAACCTTGTTGATTCTGGGCAAGACTTTGATGAAGAGATCAACCCCAGTGATATTTTACAAAAATTTTCAGGATTTAAAGTATGAGCATCGATTTCAAGCGTTATGAACATTTTGTAGATGAAGTCACCAGTGACGCTTCTAAAGATTTTGTTTACCTTGCTGATCGCCTTGTTGAGCTTGATGCTAAAGGTGCCAATATTGAACGACTGCTTACTGCTGGCGTTGGCATTAATGCTGAGGGCGGTGAGTTTCTTGAGATTGTTAAGAAGATGGTTTTCCAAGGTAAGCCTTGGAACGACGACAATCGAGAACATCTCATTATTGAGTTGGGTGATATTCTTTGGTACGTAGCACAAGCAACTCAAGCACTTGGAATTTCATTTGATGAAGTCTTAGAGCGTAATGTCAAGAAGCTTGAGAAGCGTTATCCTGGCGGGCAGTTTGATATTCACTATTCTGAAAACCGTGCTTCCGATGATCGATGAATAAGTTTATTATGTTTACCAAGGACTCTTGTGGTCCTTGTGGATTAGTTAAGCGATATCTTAATGCACTTAAAGATAATCGTACCAGTGTTATTGAAGAAGTTTATCTCGAAGACTTCAGTGATGTCCCTATTCCACAAGAGAATTTGGATCTTGCAAAGAAGTATGGTGTAACTGCCACTCCCGTTTTGATTGTTGTTGATGAGAATGCAGAACTTCTAGAAACTTACACTGGCGGCATGGGCATTACACAAAACATCCGCAAGTTGTTTGACAAGTATGGCGTATAATTTCCATACCTTTGCTCCCCTGGTAGTCTACGAAACAGACCTACCAGGGTTTTTGCCTGCCATTTATAAATCGTATGACGATCATAAGTTTGAGACTGATGGCGGTAAGATAACTGGTGAGCTAACTGGAAAGGTTTTAGTTCATCAAGATAAGAGATTGCATGATTTCTTCAAAGCGATTGGTAGGAAGACGAGAGAATATCTCAATCACTTTGATATGGATACTGATTCCTTTGAGGTTAATGTAACAAAAAGTTGGTTTGGTATTTGTGAACCTGGTCAATCCTTTCCGATGCACTATCACTCTTGTGCTCATATTAGCTTTGTATATTATGTGCAACCAACTGGAGATCCAATTGTATTTCACACAGAAAATCCTAACCAGTGGTTTGGTGCAGCATTCTCTTTCACTGGTCAGCAGAACGGGTTGAACACACGAGACTATGTGATTGAACCCAAAGCGGAACATCTATTAATATTCCCTGGTTCACTAGAGCACTACACTGTGCCAGTTGACAGACTGCACACTCGGATATCTCTAGCAGGAGACATCGTGCTAACCTTGAAAAAACATAAGGTTGGAAGTGAAGCAGGATTACTCTCCCCACGCTTTTGGAAACGATTCTAAATAGATGGGGAGATTTTTTTATATGGCAGCACTTTCTTGGTCTCAGTTTAAAAAGAGGCAACTCCAGAATCTACGCAGATTTCATGAGTACGTTGTTGATGGAGCTGGATTTGTTTTGGAAAAAGAAGTCAAGGTCTACGGCAAAAACATTCCTGCAGGAGATAGTGTAAAGCTTATTGGTCTCGCCTATAAAAGTCCTCGTACCCTAGCAAAAGGTACAAAAGCAGAAAGACTGTTGGGGTGTGACATTAAAGATTACAAATGCATTTACCCAGCAAATTACGGTAAAGATGTACGGAAGTTTATAAATCGATTCAATAATTATTTTAGATCGAAAACTGATCCTGGATTCGGTACAAAAATATTTGTTATCTCTGAAGACTATCAATTACATTCTATGGGAATTCTGTCGAAGACAACAGATTTTGGTGGAAGAGAAGTCTCCATGAATTCTAGAAATATGAAATGGGGACACCTTGAATCTATTGCTGCAGCAGAAAACCTCACTCTATTAAAACCAGGTAAAACAGTTGAAGCTGATTGGTTAGATAACTTTAATGAGTTGGTTGGTGCTGAGAGAGAAAAGAGAAGAAAGAACGGGGAGTCTATGCTCTTTGATCTTAAGGTTGGAAGTCTCATAATTCCAAATTGTGTTGGTGCCATGGGAGCACCTGGAGCTTCGTCTGATCCAAAAGCAGATATTGTATTCCTATACTACAAGAATAATACTGACTTGAGAATCACTGGATTTACTTCGTTGAAGGAAGGAAGCAAACCAAAAGATTTCCAACAGTGGGGTGGTTTATCTGGATATAGGAACAACCAAGAAGTTTTAGACTTTGTTAATGATCTAAAGACTAGATATCCAAATGGTGCTCCTCCTGGAACAAATATTGGAAGAGAGATAGATGATAATACTTTGAAGGTGGAAGCAGTTTATGGTCCTTTGTATAGAAGAGGGTCATACAATTCCGACTCAGTTCAGTTAATTATTCAGGGTCAACCAACTAGCCTTTCTGGTAACGATCAAAAGGTTTTGAAAGTTGAAGGAAGTATCCACACTGATAGTCAAAATGAAATGAACGAACTTCTTAGTGGTGAGGCAAGACCAGTGTTCATGGCACGTAAAGGAGATCGCTCTGACTTTGGAGTTCCTGGGACTAGAATCTTTATCTATCCTAAAGCTGGTCGTTCGGAGTGGGAGATGATCTGATGGCAAACGTAGTTCACCTTACTCACCTAGAACACCTTGAAGATGAAATGCTTAACTATGGCGTAGAAGGATGTCATGCCGCAGTTAGGTTCATGCGCGAACTCATCAAAATGATGGGAGAGAAAAAAGGATCTGGTTATATGCAGACAAAATGGGATGGATCTCCATCTATAGTCTGTGGATACGATCCAGAATCTAATGATTTTTTTGTGGCAAACAAATCTGCATTTAATGTAGGAACTCCAAAGATTGCATACAACGAACAAGAAATTGATATGTTGTATGGATCTGGTGGTCTTGGGCAAACCTTAAAGACATGCTTCAAGTATTTTCCCAGAATGAATATCAAAGGGATTGTTCAGGGTGATGTTCTTTTCACAGAAGACAAATTGAAGGTAGAGGTAATTGATAAAGAGAGGTATGTCACATTTAGGATGAACACTCTCACATATGCTGTTCCTTATGATCACCCTTTGGGTAGACAGATCATGCAAGCTAAGGTGGGTATTGTATTTCATACTCATTATGATGGTCAGTACATGGACCCATCTGCTTTGCAAGCAAGAGCTGGAGCAAATGTTCCGCAGACTAATGATCTACCAGAAGTTGTTCAGTTCTTTAATGATACTCCTTTAGTTGACACTGCAATTCCTCAATCTCAATTGAGAACATTCGAACAAAATGTGACGATCATTAATAGAATGTGTACCATCACCAAAGATTTTTTGAATGCTCTTGTCGCAAACATGGGAACAACTGGTGATAAAAAATATCATGTTGCTTCCTACGTCAAGCAATTTTTTAATGATGAAGTGAAGAAGCAGAGATCTATATCTGATCCAAGAAAAACTTTAAAGGCTTTGGGTGAGTTCTATCATACTAAAATGATGAAGGTTATAGATGGACTCAAATCCGATAAAGCAAAAACAGAAAAGAGAACCTTAATGTATGCTGGTTTGAAATATCTTGAGGATCATGAGAATGAGTTTCGCGCTATGCTTGCGCTATATAAAAAGATACAAGATAACAAACAAATTGTTATTGATGAGCTCAACCGAGTAGAAGGTTTGGGGGCAGTGAGATATTTTGTTAAGACTCCGA